ACCATCCGTAAGCGTTTGAGCCACGCTCTTCACTGTGATAGTAATCAAAGGCTGTTGTATTTGTTGTGATGTTTAACATGATAATAACTCCGTGATTGTTTTATAATTTAATTAATATTCTAGCCAAATTCTGCCATAGTATTTACCGTCAAACTGGCATTTATATTTTGTATGCCAAACCCTTTTATATTTGTTGGTAGCATGCAATTCTTTAACCTTATTCTCACAAAAATCTAGCGTATAAAAACTTTTACACCATTTAATTTTCATCATTAACACCTGTATTAGTTTCTATACCATTGGCCTTGATTATAACCCTCAACAAAAAAATCAATCATTGCTTGGGCTTGTTGTTTGTCTTCATGCTCAAAAGTTTTGATAACTAGCCAACGATTGCTGTTAACGTGATAAATAGTTACTTTGTAGTTTTCGTGAATAGTGTTTCTAGAAATGTCGATACGTAACATATTAACCCCTTAAATTGTTTTATAATGTGTAAGCGTATTATATGTAAACTAGTTTACTATGTCAACACACTACAACACTAAAATAGCAGAATTTTGTAAATATTATTGTTGCATGCTATGATGCACTAATAGTATAAAGAGTTATCAAGTTAAGATGTGTATGATTTAACAAAGAATGTTAGTGTTATCAACAAACTTGTTAACAGAAATTGGGGATAAGATGAGTTTTGTTAGATGTGATGCGTGTAGAGGACAGAAAAAAGTTAGAGCACTGGGCTGCCTGATGAAACGTTGCTTTGAGTGTCAAGGCACAGGATACCTAGAAGTAGAAGAGCAAGAGCAGTTTGAAAGCGATAAGCAAGCTGTTGAAGTGAACGAAAATAAGGCAGAAACAGTGTTGCCCGAATCTAAGAAATCATCAAGATTTAAGAAAAAGGATTAAATCATGACAGCTGGAAGACCAACAGTATACACAAAAGAGCTTGCTGAATTAATTTGTGAGAAAGTCGCAACTAATACAGTAGGTTTAGAAGATTTGTGCAGATTGTTCCCCGAATTACCAAGTCATGACACAATTAAAAGATGGCGAAAAGAGAAACCTGAATTTTCTGCTTTGTATCATGAAGCTAAAGTATTTCAATCGAAGTTGTTAGTTGAGGAATGTGAATATTTGATTCCTGATGTTAAAACTTATGTTGATGATGCTGGTTATGAGAGATTAGACCCTGCTAGTGCGAGCTTGCTTAAAGCGAAGATAGAACATAGGCGTTGGATGGCAGCTAGATTATCGCCTAAGATTTACGGCGATAAGCAAACTATCGAGCAGACAGTCACAGTTAAGCACGAAGATGCACTAAAAGAACTAGAATAATACAACGGACGACATAGAAGCCCATAGCGGGCTTTTTTTGTTTCTGGGGCAAATGCATTACCTACCATGAGATAATCGCTTGTAGAGCTTCCTAGGAGGTCAAAGTTTTGGTTAATCGGGAATAATTGTTAGCTGAGGCATCCCGGACAACAATAAAGATATATTATTATATTATGTTGTAATGTGTTGACACGTGTTAATAGTAGTTATATAATGTTGTCATTAGATGATAAAACAATACAAGGGGATAATATGAATGCAGCATACAGACTCTATCAAGAGTTAATCAGCGAGCGTAGAAGCTTGAGCGGTGCAATAGAGTACGCACTAACAAGGATGCGTGACAATGGCTCTAGATGCTCCATAGGTGGCGACTATCACGTGTTCATGTTCGATGATGGCTCAGCACTAAAGTTAGATAAGAATGGTATAGAGATGGCAGGGAGATAATCCCTGTTTATTTTTGTGCAATTTGTAGAAATGAGACCGAATGGAATCGGCTGTAGAAAAACGATTGCCCTTTTGAAAACAAAATTTATATTTGTAGTACCCCCTATTTTTGCCTAGCTATAATTTTCAAATATCAAAACAATGTTTAATTTATATTCACCCACCATCACAGCCCAATACCAATTTTTGAATACTAAAAACATTGCTCAATAAATTAACATCAAACATTAAGTCAAAAAATTACCACACAAAATTCTACTCACCCAAACCCTGTTCTTTTTATTATCACCTACATCATTACTCTAATACGGACAACAATGCGTAGCTTAGTTATTACCATTGGTCTGCCATAGCATCAGCTATTCCTTGGTATGTAATACTTCTTAGCTTCCATCTATCTTTACTAGGTGGCATCATGTGTATTCTTGGTTCTCTTCCGGCTACAATGTTTGTTGGCTTAAGTTCAGGCAATCCTTTTAACCAAAGACATGTAGCTTTAGTTTCACCATGGCCAAATTGCCAAGGCTGTATAATCTGGTTTGGTTTGCGGTAATGCGTGCTCATAACGCCTATAGGGTTTTCTATAGCAATCTTGGGTATATTAGCGTTAGCAAGTGTGAGAAAAAACTTAATTGCGTCAGTTTGTTCTTGTTTTTTGTCCTTAAACCATCTAGCCCCGGATACAGCCAAATGAGTGCACGGTGGAAACGCAATCATCATGTCCCAGTTATCATCGAGTAAAGTTAAGACATCTTTTTGTATATGTTGTCCGGGTTGTTCTGTTGGCAATAAGTCGCATGACCAAGCATCATGACCTTTGTTACTAAAAGCCTCCCGCACAATTCCGCTAAACTCACATGCTATTAAGATTTTCATTAGCCATTCCCGTTGCAAAGCTCAATAGTTTTGTATGTTTTACTTGGGTAGTCTTTAATAAACTTTATTAGCGCACCTTTTCTGCAATTAGCTTCTATAAAAGTATGTCCTTCAAGTCTTGTCAACCTATCATTTACATAGTCTAAACTTCCGTAAGTTATTTTGTATAAACCAGGTTTTTTTTCATACCAATAATCCTTTATTCTTACATTATAAGATACTTTTTCTACCATATCCCAGGTTATGCCTTTGTATGGGTCGTAAGTTTTTTGAAGGCGCTCTAGTACTTTTTTTGCTTGCTCATCTGTTAATTCTTTATCACGTTTTTTTACATCTTTAATATGCCATGTAATGGTTATTTTATTCATAATTTTCCTTGTTATTTATTCGTTGATTATGGATTATGTATTCGGCTAATCTGGATGTAATTTCGCTTTATTTCTTCAATATCAAGGCAAATAGAATCAAGTACGGCAGTAATTTGCTTAACTGCTTCACAAATCCTGTTTGTCATTTCGTGTTGCTCTGATGTGAAATGCTCTATAGCGCACTTAATCACTTCTTCTGTTCTATCATCCATTGTTTTCCCCTTATTTAGTTTTAAAAAAATCAGCCCGGCATACAGAAACATAACTTTCTTCTCTGCCTATTTGAACTTGGTCGCCTTCGTCAATACGCTTCCCATCGGCGTCTATCCTGATGTTCATCGTGGCTTTCTTGCTACAAGAGCAAATGGTTTTAATCTCTATGATTTCATCGGCCAGTGATAACAAATACTTGCTACCTTCGAAAGGTTCTCCCATAAAATCAGTGCGCAAACCATAACACAGCACTGGAATATCAAAAGTATCGACAACACCAGCCAGGAAAATAACCTGGCTCTTGGTAAGAAACTGCGACTCATCAACAAAGACACATGACACGCCATCAAACAAACTAGCATCCAAACTGTTTCCATCGTACACAATTGCATCTCTTGTTAACCCTATTCTTGATTCTATTCTTGTTCTTCCGACAACAGCAGGGATGAGCGTGAGTACACGCATCCCCCTTTCCTCATAGTTATGCGCAGCCTGGATAAGACTAGTGCTCTTTCCAGCATTCATAGCGCTATAGTAAAAGTATAATTTCATATTGCCTCATGCGCACAATTAACAAGTTTAATAAGCAAGATAATCAGGTGCGTCATGTTCCGCTTTTCTTAATGCAGCTAATCGCTTACCCTCTTTACACAGCATTAACCAGTTAGGTAGCATGGTGTTCATGATTAACAGCACTTGGCTTAAGTCGTCTGCATCTCTTGTATTGTATAACTTAGGGTTGGTTTCAGCAGTTATTGTATAAAGATTGTCTATGTGTTTGTAAAATTCGTCATACAAGTCATTAATGTTTTTAGTGCTCACGATAAACCCCTGTTTTTTTAGCGGAAAAATAGTCCCGACTAAACTTAGACATGTACCCTAAAAATTCACCGGCAACATTATCTCTTACATCATCATCTATATTGTCAAGTAAAGTTACAAACATTGAATTAATTATTGCTTCTGCGCATTTAAAAAACGTTTCATGACAATCATCTTCTGGAATATCGTATTCCACTAAAAACTCTTCAATACACTCAAAGTTTTTTATCATCATAATAGTGACAAATTTTGTCATCTCTTGCCTTAAATCTTCTGTCATATTCACTCCTTTTTATTTAGAATTCAGATAATAACAGACTAACTAAAATATCGCCATGGATGAACGAGAAAGAGCTATAAGACAGAAGCTTAAAGATAATTTTCAGCATTTTGCTTCCAAATGTTTAAAAATACGCGCCAAGGACGGGAAAATTGAACCTTTTCAGCTTAATCGCGCACAACTTTACATACATTCCAAGCTAGAAGAGCAACGACAAAAAACTGGCAAAGTAAGAGCCGTTATCCTAAAAGGACGACAACAAGGCGTTTCAACGTACATCGGTGCAAGATTTTACCATCAAGTAATACACCGTCACGGTACGCAAGCGTTCATACTAACCCATGCCATGGACGCTACACAAAACTTGTACAAGATGGCGCAGCGTTATTATGAAAATACGCCGGCCTTAGTTAAACCCGAAGTAACCACGTCTAACGCTAAGGAATTAATTTTCGGTAAGCTAGATAGCGGTTACAAACTGGGTACCGCAGAAAACCAAGCAACAGGACGCTCGGCTACAATACAGTTGTTACATGGGTCAGAAGCAGCATTCTGGGCACATGCTTCAGAGCACGCAAAAGGTATTTTTCAGGCGGTGCCCAATGCCATCAACACTGAAATTATATTAGAATCCACGGCAAACGGCGTTGGTAATTTCTTCCATCAGATGTGGCAAAAGGCAGAAGCCGGGGAATCAGAATTTATTGCAGTATTTGTGCCATGGTATTGGCAAGAAGAGTATGTTTTGCCACTCCCAGAAGGCTTCCTGATGACCATAGAAGAAGAGCGTCTAGCAGAGCAATACAATCTTACCCCCGAACAAATAATGTGGCGCAGAAATAAAATAGTGGAGTTTAGCGTAAATGGAGCAGACGGTGAACGGTCATTCATGCAAGAGTACCCATGTTGTGCGGCAGAATCTTTTCAATTATCTGGTGAAGATACGTTCATTGACACAGAGCTTGTCATGCAGGCACGCAAATCTAATTACAATGACTATGTTGGCCCTTTGCTCATTGGGGTTGACCCAGCTCGTTTTGGCTCTGATAGGACAGCTATTATCCGCAGGCGTGGACGTATTGCGTACAAGCTTGAAACCCACGTTAAAAAAGACACCATGGAAATCACAGGAATGGTTCATCGTATTATCATGGAAGAAAAACCAGCAAAAGTATTTGTAGACGTGGGTGGCTTAGGCGCTGGTATTGTTGACCGTTTAAAGGAATTAGGTCACGATAGTATTGTGGTAGGCGTTAATGCTGGTAGTACACCATTAAACCAATATAAGTATAACAACAAGCGCGCTGAAATGTGGGCAGAGCTTAAAGCTTGGTTAATGGATGGGCCAGTTAAAATACCAGATAGCGATGAGCTACATAGTGACTTATGTGGTGTACGATATCGCATAGACAGCAACTCACGTTTAGTCATGGAGAAAAAAGAAGACATGAAAAAACGCGGCGTACGTTCTAGCGACTGTGCAGACAGCATATGCTTAACATTTGCTCATCCTGTGAGTGCAATAATAAATTTTACACAATCTAAACAAATTGCTGGTACAATTTTAAGAACGCAAATGGCACAAATAGAAGCACGAGGAATAATCTATGGCTCAGGTGAATAAAACCGCTCATGAGAACTTAGAGCGTATCAAGGATGATATTGGTATGGCTTATAAGTACTTTGAAAAAAACTACAAGCGTTACCACGAATTCCGTAAATACATCTTTAAGGAATCAATCAACGAGCAAAAACGCTCTGCTATGATTCAACTACAAAGACCAGTATTAGAATTTAACATTCTGGAAGCTTATATATCAAGATTGCTTGGTGAGTTTGCTCAAAATGAGCCTAGCATTACTGTTTCACCTGCTGAAGGCGTGCAAATACCCTCAGAAGTGCTCAAAATTACTGAAGACCATATTCGCCACGTAACTTATACAGCCAACAAAGACTCATTTGCTTGGGATACTTACAAAGATTTATTATCTGGTGGGTTTAGTGTTGCCAAGGTATGGACGGATTACTCTAGCCCCATGAGCTTTCATCAGCAAATTTATTTAAGTCGCGTATTTGACCCAACACTTTGTGGATTTGACCCAGCAGCACGTACACCACACAAAGGAGATGGGCAATACTGTTTTGAGCTTTTCCCAATGACCCTAAAAGATTTTGAACGCGATTATCCAGACGCTGATTTAAAAGGCGTAGATTTTGCTAGAAGCATTGAAGGTTTTAACTGGTCATACGCAAACGTGGAAGACAAAAAAATTATTTTAGTCTGTGATTACTTTGAAAAACGCAAATACAAACGAAGAATTGTGCAATTAGCTGACGGTAGAACCATGACCATGAAAGATTATGAGCGCATGGCAGAGCACTGGCAAGAGCAGGGTTACATTGAGCAGTTACCAGTTATTGTTGGCAAACCCCGATGGACAATGCTAGAGAAGATAGTTCGTTATCGCTTAATTGAAAACCAAGTATTAGAGTTTGAAGAAACCGATTACACCTACTTGCCGTACGTCTTTTTTGATGGGCATTCTATTGTTTTAACTGAAGGCACTACTAATAACACCTTCCAGATGACAAGACCTTATGTTTACCACGCTAAAGGCATTCAAGATTTAAAAAACTTTGCCGGTATTTCATTGGCAAACTTCTTGGAAAACCAAATACAGCACAAATTTATTATCAAGAAAGAAGCTATACCCCAAGAAAAAGACTACATTGAGGCATTAAACAACGTGCAACGTGCTAATACCGTTGTCGTAAATGCCTATAGTGAAAACGACCCGAACAAACCAATACCAGACCCAATTAGAGAAGTGGTTAACGTTGGTGCTCCGCCAGAAATTATGGGCGCATTCCAAGTTACTGACCCGACTACACAAACCATTCTAGGTTCGTATGCGTCAAACGTTGGTAAAGATGAGACTAGGATTTCAGGGAAAGCGGTAATTGAATCCGCTACGCAAGGGAATGCCGCCGCTATGCCTTACATTGTAGGGTATCTGCAAGGCTTAACACAGGTAGGCAACATCATTGTTGATTTAATACCTAAGTACTTAGTAGGCAAGCGCACACTGCCTTTGGTAGATAGCGCAGGAGAACAATACTATCAGGATGTCAATATGGAAGGTCAGCCAATACTTAACTATGGCGACAGGTCTGTTAAGGTAAACATTGAAGCTGGCGTAAACTTCCAAGTACAAAAGAACCGCGCCTTAGAGCAAATCATTGCCCTGATGAACGCCAGCCCACAGTTTGGGCAATTTATTAATAGCCCATCAGGCTTGAAGATTCTTATTAGCAACTTAACCATCTATGGCGCAGATAGACTACAAGAAGCTGTAGAGCCATTCTTACAAGAGCAAGCTCAGCAACAGCAACAAGCCATGCAAATGCAGCAACAAGCCATGATGCAAAACCCACAGATGATACGCGCACAAGCTGAGATGATGAAGGTGCAAACACAAGCACAGCAACATCAAATTGAGAATCAGTTTGAAATTGCACGATTAAGCACTGAGAAAGAATTAGCTGACGCAAAAATACTTGAAGCTGAAGCAAAAGTGTCCCAAGCTCAAATAGACAGCGCGGTACGTCTTGAAGAGTCACAAACTAGCTTGGAAGTACATGCGCTAGAATCAGCAGCTAAAATGGCTGAAATTAACCAGCGCGCCCAAGCGCATCACATGGACATGCAAAAAGGCATGAAAGAGTTAGTCGGAGAGCAAAGTGCACAGTCTTCTGAATAAAATACTCCAAGGCATGTATGGCTACGGTTTAAATCCCAATATTCCTGAAAGAGGTTTTCCTGGAATGGTTAAGCCTGGAAACATTGATATTTATAATCGACCTTTAGTGAAAAATCCAAAAGGCGGCATTAGCACCGTTTATTCTATGGGTGTTAATTTAGATGGCAATGAATATTTAATTCCAAGAATAACCGATGATGGGAAAATATTATCAGAAAAAGAAGCTATAGAGCACTTTAAAAAAACTGGAAAACATTTTGGAATATTTGAAAGCCCGGAAGCATCAACCGCTCATGCGAAGTACCTACACAATCAACAAAAATCTTTTTATAATTTATAAGGACATAAAATGAGCAAATATAGAATTACTGAACACCATATTACACAACCTGGCGGCGTAGAAAAAATGAAACGCGATGGTTACACTCGAAGTGAAATTATGCAAACTATGTATAAAGTTACAAGCGGCGCATCTAAGGACGAAAGGAACAAAATTGTTTCTGACTTATTCAGGAAAGATTGATGAAGACGTTGTTTAAAGATGGCAGCGGAAGCGACATAGTTTTGCCGCGCGTAACAGACGTGCAGCCTGTTACTAACTGGTGGATATGGAAGCCAAATAACATGTTTGAACGCGCTATAGCGTTTGTAATATTTGATTATTTTGAGCCTGAAATGGAAGTCATTGAGCAGTCTACAGCTTTGATAGGTGTTTCTGATTTAGGCTTAGCATCAATGGTTGAAATATTAAGCGAAGAGCGTAATTATATATATTCTGAAACTTATCCTGGAAGCGAATCATGAAAAAGAAAGCACCCGCAAAATCAGTAAAACACATGGATGTAGCACAAGACAAAAAACTTATTTCTAAGATGATTAAAAAATCTGAAAAGAAAGACGTTAAAGAAGATAAAGCAATGATGAAGAAAATGGCTAAAGGAAAAAAATCATGCCGCTGAAATCAGGTAAAAGCCAAAAGGTTATTTCAGAAAACATTAAGACTGAAATTTCTTCTGGCAAGCCCCGTAACCAGGCAATTGCTATAGCATTATCAAAAGCGGGTAAAACAAAAAAGAAAAAGAAGTAACATCCACTGTTCGAGGTTCGCGAATCACGAACAGTAGATGTTCAAGTGAAACATTCGCAAGTGCTTGACACAAAATGTTTCTATAGTGAATAATTAGCTTATTACGTTCCCAAACGACAACTTGGGCGCTACTATACAGCGTAAAGTATTGGATTACGGTGACACCGACAGAAGTCAAAAAACGAGGGTTTTATGGAAGAAGTAAAAGATATTGTTGAAAATAATCCTGAAGTACAAGAGCAAGTATCTGCTCCTGTTGACGATGTTCAAGCACCTAGATTTAATCAAATACAGATGAATGATGTTGTCAAAAGGGAACGAGAACGAGCTTACGAAAAAGGAAGATTAGCAGCTATGCAAGAATTACAAGCGCAACAACAGCAACAGCAGCAACCACAAGGACAAAGTCTTGGAGGTATGCAGCAGTTTAGCCAAGAAGATATTGAGCGCATGATTCAAGAAAAAGCTACTCAGGCAACACAAGAACACATCCAATCACAATTAGCAGAACTTAAACAGCAGCAAATGGTTAATAGCTTTGTGCAAAAGATGGAAGTTGCCGAGCAACAATATCCAGGGTTAGAACAAGAGCTTAACCAATTGAATTATAACGACCCAAGAATTCATGCTTTTATCGGTATGGTAAATGACTTTGAAAATACTGGCGAAATAATGAAAGAGGTTTTGGATAATCCATACAAATTGTCACAGATTTTGTCTGATATCCAATCGCAGCCTTATCTTGCACAAAAAAACTTGCAGAAGCTATCAGCAAGTATTAAGCAGAATCAGCAGGCAAAAGCTGAAGAAGCACAAGCAAGAGACCCATACTCTCAATTAAAGCCTTCGACAAGTGCCGGAATGGATAACGGTAGTATGTCGGTTTCTGATTTTAGAAAGATATTTAAAGGCTAACCGTCTAACGTTGTCCTTTCCGGTTGAAAGATGATTCATTATTTTAACCGGAGAGTGCAATTATGCCAGCTACACCAGTCAACGTACTTCAAACAGTACAAACCTATCAAAAAGCAGAGCTTGCGTGGTTATTGAATAGCTTCGTAGGTATTTCTTTAGCTAATAAAAAGTTTAAAGACTTTAACAAAACAGCACCAAGTAACTTAGGTGACACTGTAACCTTTGATACCACCCCAAGATTCATTTCTTATCCTGGTCTTATTATCACTCAACAGCCTTCTGTTCAACGCGTGCAATCATTAATTTGCTCACAAGCTGCTAACGTGTCACAAGGGTTTACCAACCAGCAATTTGTTTTCAATGTAGAAGAATACATGGACCGCTTTGGTATGGCTGCAATGAAAGAGCTAGGAACAAACGTTGAGTCTGACATTCTTAAAAACTTTGTGTCAGGCGTAACTGTAAACGACCCACAATCACCAAACGTAGGCGTAACTCAGTACAAGTCCGGCCCTTTCCGTTTCTACGGCGATGGAATTACCCCAATTAACAGCTTTACACAATTGGCGCAATCTGTTGCTAACTTCCAAGATTTTGGTGCAGCTACACATAAAATGTGCGCTATTCTGCCAGTTGCTAACATTCCAGCAATCGTAGGAAGCGGTTTAAACCAATTCGCTATGGACAGAAACAATGACTTAGCTACTAGCTGGACTTTAGGTAAGTTTGCTGGCGCTGATTGGTATGAGTCAAACCTATTACCAGTTCACGTATCAGGAAGCATTGCTGAAGCTGCTGCGCCTGCTAATGTTATGACTGTAGTATCAGTTAACGACCCTACTGGTGCAAACATTATTAGTATTGTTTTTAATGTTGACGCTTCTGTTGGTAACGATGCTAACGCTGTCAAAGCTGGCGACCTGTTCCAGTTTAACGATGGCGTTGCTGGTAAACCAAACTTAAGATTTTTGACTTTTATCGGTCATCAACCTTGCCAACAACCAGTGCAGTTCCGTGCAATTGCTGATGCTGCAAGTTCTGGTAACAGTGTTACTGTGCAATTACAAACCATCAATGATGTTGGTTTAGTATCTGCTGGCAATCAAAACCAAAACTTAAATACCCAAATCCAAGCCGGCATGACTGTTACTCCAGTGCCAAGTCATAGAGCAGGTATCTTAATGTCTGGCGACCAGTTCTACTTAGCTATGCCACGTCTACCAGATGAGTCCCCATATACCACCGTAACCACTGTTGACTCAGATTCTGGCGCATCTATTCGCCATTACTTTGGTTCTCAGTTCGGTTTAAACAACCGCGCCTATGTTCGTGACGTGATTTACGGATCAACATTAGTTGCAGAAAATAGCTTACGTTATTGCTTCCCATTGTAATAGCTGGCTTTTGAGTGCTTGGCATATTAAACTAAGCTTGTGTACAAAACGGGATTAGAAATATGTCGAGCATACTCTGTAAGTGCGGTAAAGAAAAGATATCTACACAAAAAAAAATTTGTGAGGATTGTCGAAAAGAAAAGAAAAGAATTAAAAGCATGCTTGATGCTAGAAAGCATAGAGCAAAACATGGCTCCAAGGTTAAAAACCGAAGCCCGTTATGCTCAAGATGCAAAGAGCCAAAAGAGCATCAGGAAAGAGGGTATTGTTTAGCTTGTGAACGAGAAAGGTATAAAGAGAAATCTAAGCCTGATTGTGCAACTTGCGGAAATATCAAAGAAAATCCTAAAGATGCATATTGCAAAGCATGCAAAAGAACAAAGGCGCAAATAAAAAGCATAGAGGAAGGGAAACGCTATAAACACGCAAGCGGCAGAAATCCAAAATGCATTAGATGCGGACAAATAAAGTTAAACAGCTATGTGTCAGACAGTTTTTGTAGTAGCTGTCGATACAAATACAAAAAAGCTCGAAGGCCATTTATGACTGAAGAGCAAAAGTTTAAAGAAGCTGTTAGAAAATTAACAAGCTCTAAAATTAGGGCTGGGTTGTTAATAAAACAACCTTGTGAAGTTTGTGGTACAGAAGAAAAAATAGAAGCTCATCATGATGACTACATGAAGCCATTAGATGTAAGATGGTTGTGTAAAAAGCATCATCAGGAGCACCATAAAACTGATGTACAAATAAAGGAATAATATTATGACTGTTTACAAATCATTTAATCAGGCGCTCTTCCCTTACGCTTACGGCCTAGGCTTGAGTAACAACGCTTCAACCCCAAACACAAAGCTAGATGTTGCTGCTGGAAGTATCCTAGATTCTTCTAAAACCTTTCAGATTAACTTAGACGCAAGCGTTACCATTGATGCGTCTGTTAACGGTTTAAATGGCTTAGACACAGGCTCTTTGGCAGCTAGTTCTTTATACTACGTGTATTTGGTTTCTAGCCCAACAGGTGCTGGCGTGGTCGGCGCAATGGTTTCTTTATCAGCTACCCCATACTTACCTTATGGTTACAGCGCTTATGCTTGTATCGGCTATATTGCAACTGGCGCAGGCTCTACCTTCCTAAAAGGCTACTGGACTGATGACAAGTCATCTTTACGTACCTTTATGTATGATGCGCCTCAAGCTACTGCTGTAACTGCTGGTAATGCTACAAGTTACACCGCAATTGACTTAAGTGCTTTAGTTCCCGCTGTTGCAAGCACGCCAGTGTTTATTGATTCAGCGTTAACACCTGCTGCTGCAAGTCAAACCTTGAAATTACAGCCAGCAGGCGGAACAGGCGACGCGGTAACAATTACCGGCCAAGTCGCTGCCGTGGTTGTTTCTAGCCAAAGCTTGGTAATAGCACAATTAGCTTCTGGTGACCCAAAAGTTAGCTACAAAGTAAGCAACGGAGCTGCCGCTGCCGCTATCAATGTAGCTGGCTACCAATTTGCTATCTAATTAAAAGAGGACAGATACTATGGCTTATACAGCACGGATGTTGATTACTAGGGCGTACTATCTGTCTCAAATAGTTAGTCGGCAATTACAAACAGTTTCAGGAGAACAAATCGACGATGGTTTGTTCTTGCTGAACGCTTTATTGCAATTTAAAAGCACCGATTTAAGAGAAATACCATACTTCAAACGTGACTCGCTAACACTTCAAGCAGGCGTTGAGGAGTACTTTATCGAAAACTTACTTTATGTGGATGCCATGACCTACAACATCGGTGTTGTACGTTACCCTATGGCGGAGTTAACCAGAAAGCAATTTTTCGATACAGCAAGGATTGATGACATTCAAGCACTGCCGTTTTCTTACCGCGTAGAAAGAGAGAAAGGCGGCTCAAGAATATACTTGTATTTTCTGCCACAGGGCAATTACATTCTGAAACTAAGCGGAAAGTTTGGGTTTACGGATGTCACCTTGGATACTGACCTAACACTTTACTATGACCCTTTTTACATAGAATTTTTGCGTTATCAGTTGGCCGAATACATTTGCTCTGATTATGGCGCCACTTTTCCAGATGAATCAAAGGCTAAACTGCGTGAGATGAAAGAAAAGATTCTTGACGTAAGTCCAGCAGATTTGTCTTTGCAAAAGCTTACATTCTTTTCAGGTCAATCACCTTGGGACTGGCAAGCCATCAATCTTTCCAAGGGTTGGTTTCCTTTTTAGTTATTTTGTTAGTTTATTAAACTATATGGGGTGTTTATGCCTGCACCAAATGCAGTACAGCAAATACAAGAAGTTCCGCTAAAAATTGTTGGTGGCTCTAACTTTGGACGTTACCCAAAAATATCCCAAGAGCAAACCTGGAATTTTATTGTAAGTGATGACTTTTTAGTGCCATACGCAGGCTACACCACTGCTCTGCAATTAAATAGCGAAAAAGTAGGTAGAGGTATTTACACGACCTTCAATGGCCAGCTAATGGTAGCGGTTATCGGGAACGCTTTTTACAAAATAAGCAGCAACCCAGTCACAGGCCAATTAGAATCATTTGCCAGAGGAACACTGGATACTTTTGAAGGCGATGTTTATATTGCTGAAAACAACAACGCTCAAATCTGTGTGACGGATGGAGCATACATCTATGTTTACAATTGGAGTACTGACGGCCCAATAGCAAAAATACCAAATGGCTTGGGAGCTAACGACTACGATTACACAACTTACAGCAACCCTGGGTACATTGCATTTCAAAACGGAAGATTTCTTTTAGCTTGTCAAAATACTAACTACTGGATTTTGTCTGGCTTTAATAATGCTTTTAGCTGGCCAAAAGGCGCATCTAATCCGGAGCTAGTTGGTTCAATTCAAACTAAACCAACACGGATGCAAGCAGCGGTACCAGTTCCAGGCGGTGGTAATAACTTGCTTGTCATGGGTACGAATGTTACTGAAAGTTGGCAGGATGTTGGCGCAGCATTATTCCCTTATCAGAGAGGTACCACGTATAACGTTGACTATGGTTGTTTGAATGCATCTAGTGTTGCCGAGCTTGATAATTTAATTGTTTGGCTTGCAGTTAATGAGCAGTCTGGGCCAGTTATCATGTATGCTACAGGCAGCCAGACTAAAATGATTTCAACGGATGGCATTGATTATGTTTTGTCTAATCTAACAAACCCCTCAAGCTGTACTGGGTTTTTGTTTAGACAAGATGGTCACATGATTTATCAGTTTACTTTTATTGATGACAATATTAGCTATGCTTACGATTTTAATACCGGATTGTTTTTTAATGTTTCCGATGAAAACTTAAATTATCACATAGCAAGACAGGTGGTATTTTTTAACAACGATTATTACTTTGTCTCACTAAAAGGCGGGGATGTGTACCGTTTTGGAACACAATATACTGATGCTAATTACACAGTTCGCGGCCCAAAAGAAATACCTCGTATTCGGATTACACCGCCGGTTCGATTACCAACACAGCGTTATTTTATTGCTAAAAGTTTAGGCTTTACTATCGAAAATGGCCAAAAGAATATTAAGACCATAATACCTGTACAAACACCGTCACAGAGTCAAATTATTGCAACAGAAGCCTATGTTGATATTACAACAGAATTAGGCGTAGGTATTGGTATAGAAGCCACATTCTCCCAGACAACTAGTGTTGTAAATTATTCTGAAGCTGTTGACTTAAGCATCTCTAGAGATGGTGGTGAGTCTTTTGGCTCTAGATGGCGTTTGAACATGAATCCTACCGGACACAGAAAGTCGCGGTTTATTTACCAAAGGTTGGGTATAGTAAATGATGCAACGTTTCAACTTCGATTTAGTGGCTTTGGGCGTTTTGTTTGCACTGATGGTGTATTGGAGATATATCAATGACTACTGTTAGCGATAGAAATGTAACAAGAATACCTAACTTACACATGGGTAAAATGGTAGATGAGAAAGGCTATCCTACCGATGATGAATCGACTTTCCGTCAAGTGTTAATAACCAATTTACAAAGATTGATGGGAAATGAAGGCTTAGTTATACCAAGCTTAAGTTATGCTGATATCGTCAAGGTCGTAACAAACACACAAACAATAGGCGGCATTACTCGCTATACTTGCGCATTTGGCACTCTTTTTTACAGCACAGGCTTGCCTCCGCCCAATGGGACAGAACCTAATGGCGGTAAAGTTTGGGCCGCAGTTGAAGACCCAGCTAATCCTGGCATACCATTATTAAAAGAAGTGCAATTAATTTAAGGAAATATCATGGCACAGAATCAAATGTCTAACGAAGCGTTAACCAAATTATTAAACATGTTCGGCATGGGAGCTGGTGCCGCTGGTATTGGTGGAGGCCTTTACAATTTATTTAGCGGTGGCTCAGGTATATCAAAAGAAGCCAATAAATATTTGAATCAAATACCTGGCGCTATGCAACCTTATTATCAGCCTTACATGGGCGCGGGTCAAAACGCTTTAGGTCAGCTCATGGGCCAATACGGACAACTAACCGGCTCGACAGGCGATGTTTACAATAGGTTAGCTGGTGGTTACCAACAAAGCCCCGGGTTCCAATCTGCGCTTAAACAAGCTTTGGGCGCGGCAGGTAACCAAGCCGCAGCGGGCGGCATGACTGGAACGCCACAAGCACAATTACAAGCAGCAGACGTTGCAGGAACCTTGAGCCAAAAAGATTTTGGTGATTACATGGGTCGCATGATGGGTTTGTATGGCACTGGCTTGCAAGGTATGAGTGGCATCAATCAGATGGGTTATGATGCAAGCACAGGTTACGGAAACATGCTTGGCAGTATACTTGGACAGCAGGGTCAATATGGCGCAATGGAAAGAGCCATGCAAAATCAACAACGCGGCCAAGGCATGGGGCAATTATTTGGTGGCTTAGGTACTTTGTTTGCCAATCCTTTAGGAAGTCTTTTTGGTTCAATCATGGGGGGTAAATAATGGCAATAGGATTTAATTTACCAGGCATACCAAGCCAAATTAGAGGCACCGCCGAAGAAGCAGGTGCCGTACCTGATTTGGGTCAAGCTATGATGCAAGGGTTTCGCAGTAATCTTGAAAACGTACAAGGCTATCCTAGACAGTTAGCTCAACAGTTATTATCTAACCAGCTGCGAAATAAAATACTTGGTGTACAAGAAAAGTATGCTGAGCCCATGGCAAAGACATCTTACGACCAAGCATTAGCTAATTTGCAACATCAAGGCATGGTTAATAAATTCTATCCTGAGTTAATGCGCTCACAATTATCTGGCGCTGGATTGTCGCAGGCGCATCAACGCATGGTAAATGACCAGTTAAAGCGTCAAATAGACCGTCAAAGAACTTATGATAAATTGCTTGAAGAATATCGTAATCAGGGCTTACCTACACAACAAGCGCAGCAATTAGCAGCACAAGCGACCGCACAAGCTCACCCTGAACAACCAATGGAAAGTTTATCGCAATCTTTGTTGGGCGCAGAAATGCCAGATTACTTATCAAGCATGGCACCACAACAACAAGCTCCTTCCTATGCTGAAGCTTTAGGGCAAGCTGCTTATACACCAATGCAGCAACCAGACATAGGATTAAGGTATACGCCATTTGAATTATCAAACAAATTAACTCAACAAGAAATTGCGCGTAAGTTACAAGAAGCTTCTCTTCCAGGAGGAAGCTTAACTTCTTTACAGTCTCCAGTACAAAGACAAGCGTATGATGCGTTATTTGGGGCACCTAGCCCAGAGGTTACTGCTAGTTTAGGGGCGCAAATGCCGTCAGAAGGCCAAGCACAAATTTATCAAGCGCCACCATTACCACAAGAAGCACCATCGTATTTACAAAGACCTGAAGAGCCAGCCATGGAGATGCCAGTTGCACAGCCTGCCATGGAGCAGCCACAGCAACCACAATCTTACGCCCAGCAGTTACAACAAGCGGGCTTTAATACAGCCGGAGCTAATCCTGTTTATGCAGCAGAAGATAAACTGTATTTAGAGCGTCCTGATTTTAGACAAGAGCTAAAACAGCAGTTTCCAAACATCGGTGTTAAGCAGTTTAACGACTTTCCACGTAATCGCGTTATCACCACGGAAACATTACCAAGTGGCGCGACTAGAACAAGCATACAATCATTAGGTGGTACAGAAGGCGCTGGAGGAGCGCTATATAAATCACAAGGGCTTTACAGTAAAAACTATGAAGACTTTAAACATTATATGGATATAGGTGATTTAGAAGGTGCCGCAGGTGCTAAAAAGTATATAGACAGTATATTAAACAAAGACCAAGAATCACAAACGGCATTTGATAAGTCATACAAAGAGTGGGAAGACTCTGTGCAAGAGTTTGGCGCAGATTCACAAAAGGCAAAAGATTACAGGGCTAGAGTTAATTCTTTAATTCGCGGCAGTGTAATTAGGCAAGAACCGGCGCCACCAAAAGGCGCAACACCTGTCTACGACAAAGAGAATAACTACATTGGCTACAACCAGCCGTTATCAAAAGAACAGATAGAGGATAGGGTTGCACCTGTAGGGTTTAATGTTTTATATCCCTATGTTAGCGAAGGTGTAAAACCATATCAGGGTACATTGGCTGAAGTTAATGCGCAAATAGAAAACGATTTAAATACGCAAAAAACAAACCCGGCTGCTCAAGAAAGATTGTATAAATTTTTGTTAGCAAAAAGACTCTTAACTGGCACATCAGCACGCGAAAGCAAAATGATTGATTCTCCAAAAGTGAAAAATATTTTTGGTGATATTAAATCTGCATTAGGCGCAGAAAAACTACCATTAGAAAAATTTTTGCAATCAGCTGAAAAATTTGGTTATTATGAAAACCGCATTAGTCGAGAAATTAAAAATAGAGCGCAAGATGATTTTGGTATTATTAACAATATGGCAACAACCAAAATACAAGAAGCTCGTGATGCCGCATCAAGAGAAAGGGAATTTGTGCCCGCTAGAGAGTATATGGATTTAAATACACGAATTACCAAGGGCGCTAAATCAGCTAAAACAAAAGCCAAAACAATTGAAATGAGGCCAAACGCAAAAGGCGAACTGGAGATGGTAAATAATGGCTAAGACAATTACTTTTGAAATAGATGGGCAATCTTACAAAGTCCCTGAAGGTTACACAGAACTTGATGTAAGACGAGCGCTTGATAAGAAAAAACAGACGGCAAACATTTACGCTGGTTTAAGTAAGCCTTTAAAAATTACAAATCAAATATCCCAGGATGTGCAGCCTTCAGAATTAGGAGAATTTGGTTATGGCGCAAAAAGAAAATTAAGTGAAAGCTTAGGCGGACTTAAGGAGTTTGCGACCGGCAAACCAAGCCTACCCCTAGAGGCTAATTTACCAACCACCTTTTTAGGGCAGGCTTTAAGAAGAGCAGGGAAAACTTTGGAAGGAATTGGTGAAACTGGGCTAGAATCTATGGCTGGTTTTAGGCTAGGCTCAAAATTTGGCCCTGTTGGGGCAACAGTTGGAGCAATAGGTTTGCCATTAATAGCTGGTTATTTAAAACAACCTGGAGAGCGTGTAAGTGGCGCTAGAGCGCTAGGTGCGGCGGAAGAGGCGGCTTCGAGTGCTTTTGGTGTTTTGGGAAAAAGAGGTTTAGAAATATACAAAGGATACAAAGCGGCAAAAGAAGCATTGCAACCTTTAGAAGAAAAGCAGACGGGGTTGGAGACAAAATTGTTAGAAGCTAAAAAATATTTGCAAAGCACAAAAGAAAACATACCCCCCGACCAACCAAGAACTTCTGAAAAATTGGCAAAACAACAATTGCAACAGCAAGAAAAATTACAAGAATTGAAAATTAAACAACAACAATTGCAAGAAAATATAAAAAAAGGCGAGCCATTTAAAAATGTACAATTTAAAGAAAAGGGGCCAAAAACTGTTGATTTAGATGAAATAATACAATCAGATTTGCCAGAATCAGTAAAGAGCGAAATATTAGAGCAGCATAAAAATAAATTTATTAATGATGCGCAAAAGTCTTTTGACCCTGAGATTGATTACGGCAAACTTGCCGCTCAGGAACATAATAAAATTTATAATAGAGTATCTGAGCAAGTTAGAGAAAAATATGATGATATTCTTGTAGATGAGCCTGAAAGCATACCTGCAACAAACACAGGTTATAGGAAATTTCGGGAAGTTGCTAAAAGCGTCGGGGAAGAAATTGCGCCATTACAAAGATTGTTTCCAGACAACGTAGAAGTATTAAATCAAGAAGAGCAAGAACTGGTTCCTGAATTACAAAATGCACAAAATTTAAGGGCTATACCCACAGATAAACTGTTGTCTTTTTACAAAACTTCTAAACAAATTGCATACAAACTTTCAAGCAAAGCATGGCAAGAAGCAAATGGTTTAACAGAAGTAGAGCGTGAAAATTTAAACAACGCATCAGCAAAATATAATTTGTTAACCAACAGATTGCGCGATGTTTTGAATGAGGTTAGTCCAAGCATCCTTGAAAAACTGGATGACGCTGACACCTATTTTGCAAACAATAAAGCACCTTTTTACAAAAGACCAGAACATTGGGAAGCACAAAAAGGCAGACTAGACAGTGATATTCTTAAATCAACACATGCCGACATTACAACAGCGCCAGAAGCAGGGTTTTTGCGTAATTTAATTAAAAACAATGAAAACTATCGCCGCGCTGTATTGGGCAAGTTATTTGGAAGAAATTTAAATAAACTAGCCGAACAAGGAAAATTCGAGGAATATGCTGATTTTGTTAAGTCTGACCCACATGTAAAAACAATACATGACACACTAAATCAATTTGAGAAATTAAAGACACAAAGAAAATTGAGTGAGCCATTAGCGCAAACTACTCAAAAAAACATTAATAATTTATTAAAAGCAAAAAAAGAAATTAGTAGAAATCTTGCAAAAGATTTGGAACAAAAACTAAATGACATAGTAAAACTTGTAGAGTTAAAGCAAAAAGGAATTTCAATAGATACGGCTGAGTTAGTAAAAACACAAAAAGCTATAGATGATATTGACCAAAACATAGAAAAGTTAGAAAACTATAAAAATAATTTGCTAGAAGCAGAAAAAAATGCGCAAAAAGCTGGTGAAGACGTGGAGGATATAAAATTAGAAATAAAAAAAACGCGTCTTGAGCTAGGAAAGTACAAACAAAAGTACTCAGGTATAAAAAAATTATCAAACAAAATACTTACAGCTGTAGCAGCAAAATTGTATTTATTTAAATAACAAGGCTAATTGTATTGCTAACGAACTAATAGCATAATGTTTTAAAGAAAAAAAAGGACTTAATATGGCGACACCAACACCCAATTCTTTGTACATTGCATGCTTTCCATTGCAAGAGTACTTTGTTAATAAAGACACTGGCTTTCCGTTGGCTGGAGGCTATGTTCAGTTCTTTAGCGACCCAGCATTTACGGTGCCTAAGGATGTATTTAAGCAATCACTCGTAAACAATACTTGGGACTACACTAACCTTGGTTCAACGTTAGTTTTATCAAGCGTTGGCACGTTCATAGACGATACTGGCGATGACATAATACCTTTCCTTTACCCTTATGATGCTCAGGGAAACATTGAATATTATTTCATCAGAGTGTGGAGTGGCGACCCAAATGTGCAAGGCTCTGTGTTGCAATTTACAAGGCAAGGTTGGCCACCTAGTTTAACACAAGGTTCATCGCCTACTGATGTTTTCGAGTCATCATACAATTTATTTAGCAACCCACAGTTTTCTACAGTTAACTTTATAAATGATGTTGGGCAAACTTACCACGAGATTAATGTTAGCGGCAATGGCAGTATCGACGTAGCGCCCGGCTGGACATTGTCTTACGCTGGCTCAGGCAGCCTTAAGTTAAGTCAGCTAGAAATAACCACCAGTGAAACCACTAACCCTAGTTACGCTTTGCAAATTGAAAGCGCGGCAGGTGTGGCACCAATTAAACTTACGCAAAGATTAGCCTACTCACCAAGGGTTTTTGAAAACAATTACCTAAGCGTTGCTGTGTTAGCAAAATGTAACAGCGGCCAATCTGTTACGGTTACCGTTGATTACATCACAAGCACATCTAATTCTAGACAAGTGCTGAGTGGGTTAACCTTAAACAATAACAAATTTTCTTTGCTTGCCGGTGTGAGTAACGCACCTGTATTGATTGACGTGACCAACACAAACCCACCAGCAACTGGTTTTGTAGACATGGTTATGACTGTGCAATCTGGTGTAATTATGCAATTGACCAGCGTGTTTGGATGCACAGTACAGAATCCATCATCTTTAGTTACAAACGTGCAAGAAACCAACGCCCAGCAAACAAACGCAAAGTTTTGGTATTACAAGCCACAACTAGAGTACAAGCCTATTCCTAGTTACACACTGGGGTGGAACTGGCCAATCAATCCATGTCAAGAATTAGGAACAACTGTAACAGCCGTTTCTAATACACCAGGGTTTTCGCGCTATGTTGCCGACGAAACAATTGTGTTTCAAAATGTAGATAGTGCATTTGCATGTACTTTTGGTTCATCTGGAATGATTGTAAATAATGCAGCAGACACTAGTTTTGCAATCATCAAGTATTTTGAAGGTGCAAGGGCGCAAACAATTTTAAGTACTCCATTGTGCGTACAATTAAAAGCCGGGGGCGCTGCGGCATCTGCTACTGATGTAATAGCAAACGTAAGTATTTATTGGACGGCGGATGCAACTTTACCTGACCTGAAGAGTTCAAATTTTTATAGCCTTGTTAGTGCCGTTAATAATACAACAGGTGTTGCAACAGTTGGTGGCGGTGGTGTTCATGGCAACTGGACTGAATTACCGCGAGGAAACCTTGGCGCAGCCACTGCTAACTTAAAAACTGCAAATGTACCAACTTATAATTTTTCTGGCTGGCAGGAAGCTAACACCACACCAAGTAGCACAGCTAAATATTGTGCGATTGTAATAAGCGTTAGTAAGTTAACCGCTGGAACAACGTGCACCTTCGAGTATTGCACGTTAAATGCTGGCTACATACCAACAAGCCCGGCAGCAACAAGCTTTGGCGAGAATTTGACAGCGCTGCAACAGTTTTATGAAAAAAGCTATAACTATAATGTTTTGCCCGGGACGGGTGGCGCTTCAGGACCAAGGATTGCAAGTCAACAAGTTACAATTAATGTTGGCGCCACTAGGACTAACGCTATTTCATCAACTTTTAATACTACTTATACATCCAAACGCGCTAATCCAATTTTAACTTATTATTCTTCAAATAATGGCGCTGTTAATAACGGATATGGGGTTTTAGTATCAAATGGCTTGCCAACACTGGCAGGCAATTTAATAATCGGCAATGGAGTGGTTGGAACATTATTTACTTTTGATATTGGTCAGAATCAGGCGGCTCTTAACGCAGCGCCCCCTCAAACATATCAATTTCAAACTGCGGTAAATTTTGATTCATGTGCGTTTATTGCCTACCATTTTACCGCTAACGCCAGACTAGGTATTGTTTAATATAAGGAATCGACATGTCTACAAAATATAATGTAATAAGAGATATTAACGGAAGTGTCACAGGTATAAATGGCTACGGCATACAACCAAGCGCCGATATCCAGAACGGTTTATTAGCTGCAACTGTAGCACAAAGCATAACCGTACCCGACAATTATCCTAAATGGATTGCAATATTTAGTTACCAGTCTGGAAAAAACGTGTTTGTGGATGTCACTACAACCGCTGCTGTGCCTGCTGGTGCTTTTGCTTCTGCGTCATCATTGTTAAATCCACCGGCGTTACAAGTAAAAGCAGGTGATAGCATTAGTTTAATTACAAATGACACAGGTGGCGCTTTAGTATCAGTGCAATTCCAAGTGATACAAAACTACCAAAATTAGGGCGGTGAGACATGTCGATTCCAATTAGTCAGCTCTCTGATGGTGGCTTGCCAAATGGTGACGTAGAGTTTCCGGCAACCAACCCATTAGACACAACGCAATCCGTTAACGGCACTACTTTTAAATATTACCTAGTAGATGTGCTGCAATACATACTAAATGCACAGGGCTTTACTACTTATACAAATTGTAGGGTTGCAACAGTTGGTTTGTTAAATGCAACCTACAGTAACGGTACAGCAGGTGTTGGCGCAACACTTACCAACGCAGGTGCGCAAGCAGTGATAGCTATAGATGGCATTACTCTAGTTGCAGGCGACCGTGTATTAGTCAAAAACCAGACAAGCACATTCCAAAATGGCATCTACGTTGTCAGCAATATTGGTAGCGCATCAACTAACTGGGTTTTGACAAGAGCTGATGATTACAACCAGCCGGCCGAAATAATTTATTTAGGCGTTGTTGCAATTACCCAAGGCTTAACTAATGCTGGTTTGGTATTTCAAGAGAATTCGCCTGGGCCTTTTGTCATTGGCACAAGCCCAATTACCTTTCAGCAATTGCAAATTGACATCACGCTATTGCCTTCTGCAAGCCCTGCTAATAAACTTTTAAGAAGTGATGGCACATATTGGGTGCAAAGCACAAATGCTTCTCTTGACTCTTCCGATAAGCTTTACGACCTATCTGAGTTGCAAGTTGACAATATCAATATCAATGGCAACACAATTAGCTCCACTGATGTTGGAGGGAACATTGTCATTACACCTAATACTGTAGGAAGTATTGTATTAGATGGTTTAAACTGGCCTCAGGCTGACGGTACAAATGGTCAAGCCATTACAACAAATGGTGCTGGTCAATTAGGTTGGACATCGTTTGGCGCGCCTTATACGCCCGCTGCTTTGACCTCTGTCAGTGATAGTAACGTCACAATTACATTGGGTGGAACACCGTTAACAGCTTTATTGCAAGCCACTTCAATTACGATGGGCTGGTCGGGATTATTGCCAATATCTAGAGGTGGCACTAATACAAGTACACTAGGCTCTAGCGGACAACTAGCACAATCTGACGGCACTAAGTACTCTTGGACTACCGCAACTTATCCTGCAACTGCTACAGCAACTGGTACTATTTTAAGGGCGGATGGCACTAACTGGGTAGCAACTACTGCGACATATCCTGCAACGACTACGATTAATCAGATTCTTTATAGTTCTGCTAATAATGTTATTAGTGAGATTACTGCGGCGATTGGCTCTGTATTAGTTAGTGATGCAACTGGCGTTCCAAGTATGTTGGCAAATCCTGCTGACAATTATCGTGTGTTGATGTCTAAGAATTCAGACAAACCTGTTTGGTCAAGTGCTGCATATCCACAAAATGCAAGTGCTTCTGGAACATTGATGCAATCAGATGGCACGGATTGGACACATACACAAGCAACTTACCCAAGCTCAACGAATAAAAATCATATTTTATATTCAAGCGCAAATAATACTGTTGCAGAAATTAATACACAAAAAAATGCCGTATTGGTTTCTGATAATCAAAGCACACCGCAATGGTCAGGAAGTTTGACTGATGGTCAAATTGTAATTGGTAAAACCAATGATTTACCTGCTGCGGCAAGCATTACTGGGTCAGGTTCAATCACTGTAACGCCAGGAGCTAATAGTATTACAATTTCTAGTTCTGCAAGCGGTACTGTTAATGCAGGAACAATTAACGAGTTAGCTTATTATGCTGCCAACGGCACTGCGGTATCGGGACTAACAACCGCTAACAATGGAACATTAGTTACAAGCAATACTGGCGTGCCAAGTATTAGCTCTACATTACCAACTGCCGTACAAGGCAACATTACTAGTGTTGGCACAATTGGCTCTGGTACATGGCAAGGTAACACTATAGCTGTAGGATATGGTGGCACAGGAGCAACAAGCGTTGGCGCAAATGGCACTTTAGCTCAAAGCAATGGTTCAATTTATACGTTTACTACAGCAACCTATCCAAGCACAACAACAGCTAATCAATTGCTTTATAGCTCTGCAACAAATACAGTTGGTGGCCTAGCAAGTGCTAATAGTGCAACTTTGGTAACTAATGCGTCTGGAGTCCCTGCTTGGACTGGCTCTATGACTAATGGCCAAATTTTGATTGGGTCGACAGGGGCCACACCTGTTCTTGGGACAATTACAGGAACATTAGGGATTAATGTTACAAATGGAGCTGGTACAATCACTATTAGCGGTGGTGGTGGTGGATACACATGGACCGAAGTCACTGGCACAAGTCAAACTATGGCCGCAAACAATGGTTATATCACGAATAATCCTGCTTTAGTTACTTTGACTCTTCCTACAACAGCGGCTTTAGGCACAACATTGTCTATTGCAGGCAAAGGAGCAGGTGGTTGGAAGATTGCGCAGAATGCGGGACAAGAAATTTTCTTTGGCTCAAGTGCAACTACTATTGGAGCGACTGGATATCTACAAAGCACACAACAGTTTGATAGTATAGAGTTATTGTGTATTACCGCTAACACGCAATGGACAGTCATCACTGGGCCTCAGGGCGCAATTACTGTAGCGTAAGGAATCGATATGGCAACTAATAATGCAGTAAATAATACACTTACAGGTCAAACAGGTACTGGTAATTTTGTGGGGTCTACAAGCCCTACTTTAACAACCCCAAGAATTGACCAAATCAATGACACAAATGGCAATGGTTCTATAAAACTTGAAGCTACTGCAAGTGCTGTTAATTATTTAAAAATTACAAATAACATAACGGGTGGGCCTGTAGTCTTATCACCAGATGGAACAGATACAAATACTGGCTATCAAATGAATACGAAAGGAACAGGTGCTTTTGCGATGCAATCTGCTGCAACAGGCAATCAATTGACTTTTTATGCTGGCACAGGTTATCAGCGTATAACAAATTTTAATTGGGCAGATGTTTCAAGCAATCAAACCGTAACATGGCCAAATTTAACTGGAACAGTTGTTTTATCAAGCAATACAGGTACTTCTGGACAAGTTTTAACAAGCAATGGTGCTGGTGTTGCACCAAGTTATCAAAATGCTACAGGTGGCGCAGATGCAGCCTTTTCACTAATGCTCATGGGTGGGTAGTTTAAATACAAAAAGGAATAAATTATGGCAACAACTTACAAGATACTAGGGCAGTCTAAACCTACTGCTGCAACTTTATCTGATGCTTATACGGTACCCGCTTTAACAACGGCAACAGTTTCAACAATTACTGTGGCAAACCAAAGTGCTACGGCAACAAGTTTTAGAATTAGTGTTGCGGTTGCTGGAGCTGCTGATACTCCTGCGCAATACTTGTATTATGATATTGCAATATCAGGCAACAACAGTTTTGCCACAACGATTGGTATTACCTTAGGGGCTGGGGATGTTGTGCGTGTTTACAATACGCTTGCAACTTGTTCATTTAATATTTTTGGCGTACAAAATACTTAAGGAATTGTTATGACACAAGGTTTTGTAAATCCATATACTTATGCAGTTTCAGCACCAACAGTAACTACTTATACAAGCGGCTCAGGTACTTATACCGTTCCGTCTGGTGTTCAATACTTAGTTGTTGAATTAGTTGGCGGCGGTGGTGGCGGTGCAGGTGGCGGCTCTACAGGCGCTACAAATGGTGCGTCTGGAGGCACCACAAGTTTTGGCTCATTATCAGCAACAGGCGGTGCTGGCGGCCTAGCAGCGGCAGTGGGAGGCGGATATCTAGGCTCTGCTGGTGGTGTTGGTTCTGGTGGTGATGTAAACGGTTACGGTGGAACATCAGCTGCAAACGTGCCAGGAAATAATAGTTTAGGAACACCTACAAATAACTATGCGCCATGTGGCGGTAATTCCATATATGGTGGGGGTGGACTAGGCGGTGCAAATGGGGGCGGAGCAGGTAGCGCAGGTTACGCTTATGGTGGAGGCGGCGGCGGCGCAGGTGGAACCAACGCAG